CCCCATCTATGGCCTTCCTCGGGTATAAATAGCTCCCTCATCTTCTTTCCTATATAACCTTTAGAAGGTATTTGTTGTAGGTTTGGGTTACTCATTGAGAATCTACCAGTTACAGTTCCTCCACCATCTCCTCTAATTTGATTTATATCTGCGTGTATTCTACCTTTGTAGACATAACCTTTTAAACCTTCGATAAAAGTATTTACAGCTTTATCAGCTTCTCTTGCTTTTGATACCATTCTTAAAAATCTATCTTCGTGAGTTTTTAAATAATCTTTTGGAAGTTTAGGCATTCCTGATTTAGCAGTCTTTTCAAAGTTTGTTATTTTTCTATTATCTAGTAATTGTTTTATAGAAGTTGCTGCCCACAATTGAAGATTTAATTGTGTATGTTTTTTTATTATTTTTAAAAGATTGTCTCTTCTAAGTGTTAGTCTTTTACCAAGACGTTCAAGTTTTTGGGTATCTATCCTAACCCCTTTAAATTTCATGTCAACTAGACAAGGAAATAATCTTGTTTCTAATTCAAATATATTTCTGCATGTATACTCTTTATTGTCTTCAGGTTTTATGTATAATACTTTGTCTAATTCTTTATTAAATAAATTCCATAATTTTAAAGTTAAGTCTACGTCTTGTTTTGCATAATCTTTTACTACACTAGAAGGTAGTTTGTGCATGTTAGACATTGGATCTCTTTGCATGCCACCAGACCATTCAAAAGTTTTTTCTTGTAAGTCATACTTGTATTTATTTTCACCAAGAAAATCTTTAGCCAAAGCATCTAATCCATATTTAAATCTGTTCTCATCAATTACAGAAGCAGCTACCATTGTATCTAACAATCTTCCTTTTAACATCTTGCCTGTCGTTGCTCTTAACCAACAAACATCATAGATTGCATTATGAAATACCTTTGCAATCTTATCGTTTTGTAAAAGTTTTGTATTCATTTGATCCCAAAACTCTTTTAATTCTTCTTCAGATTTATCATCGTCACTATGTTTTAAAGAAAAATAAACTGTGTCTTTACCTGTAGCTACAGCTACCCCTGTAATAAAACCATCTTCTCTAACTGCACCTAAACCTTTTGTTTTAAGGTTTGGATCGTAAGTTTCTATATCAATAGCTACTGTATCTATACCTTCTAAGTCTAAGTCAATTGGATGATTACACATTTTTATCTTCTTTCATTTTTTGAATTTCTAATTCACAGTAATGAATTATCTTCTCCAAGTCTTGTATACCGTTTTTCTCAATATATCTACAAACATATTTCACAACGCACCCTTGAAAGAACGTGAGTCCGTTTTTTGAAATAAATTCGTATGGTTGAATCGGAAAAAATTTATAATGTGATCCTCCGATTTGTTTGTCTTGTGGAAATGCGTTTTCCAAGTCATTTTTATGTGTCATGTTTCCTCCTTTAAAGTTCTAAGATTTCTCTCCAATTGTTTTGTATTTTTGCTAAAGAATAAGGACCAGAAGATCCTATAGTCCAACAATCTATTTTACCTCTACTGTAAGCAACATAAGCTAATCTTACAGGTTCAAAGTTACGAGGTTCAGGTCTCCAAACAGATAAATCAACTATTATATTATCGAAAGTTAACCCTTTTACTTTATGTATTGTATCGTGTTGAACTCTTGGTTTTTTAGTTGTGTCCATACCATTATTTAGAACCTTATTAATATAAGGTATTTTATCAATTAATTTTTCGTTTTTTGATAATCCTTCGTGGTTTAAAAGTTGAGAAAGTCTTTCAAATTGTTTTACTTCTGGTTTTAAATAACCTGCATCTATAAGTTCTTGTATATTATAATCTCTATCAATTAGAGGTTTAAGTTTATCAACATCACCTAAACCATTGACTTTTACTTTCGATCCCATTAACTTCCAATAATCTTTTATTTGTTGTTTAGAAACTTTACCATTCATAAAAGTTTTCCAATTTTTAAAACAACTAAAATGTTCTCTAGATACATGAGCACTACCTGATACCATTTTATAATCTATGCCACTATCTTGAAGAAATGTGTTTACAGATTTATGAGTAGGGTTGCCTCTATAGGTAAATAAAAATGTTTCATCTGTTTTTAAAATTTTATTAATTAAAATATCTTTTGCTTTACATCCTTGATCTAATCTAGGTATGTAATGTGATTTTCCAATAACATCCGTTGGAGTCCAAGTTCTTTCTGAGTACCTACCGTATTCTTTCCACACAGGTGCAATAATATTTCTACATATCTTGTTAATGGTTTGACCACATCTTAAACCTTCAGTAAGTTCATTAGCTTTTGCTTCTTCTGTGTTAGCTAATTGATAAAAGTATTCCGGATCTGACCCTGCATATTCGTGAATAGTTTGATCAGCATCTCCTATAAAAATAAATTCTTTTGCATTTGTAGCTGCTTTTTGTAGAGCAGCTATCTGAGGTTTACTACAATCTTGAGCTTCATCCACTATCAAAACATCTATATCAGTAGGTATAGCTGCCTTAAATCTAAAATTATCTATCATGTCTACAAAAGATATTCTTTTATGTTCTTCATTATCTCTGTATTCATCATATTTTTTCTTTAATTCTAATAAACCACCTGGTCCTTGAAGACGATAACCTTCGTAACGAGATCTTTCACAAAGAGCCCAATACTTTTCAAGTTCTATTTCAGAAGTTAAGTCGTAACCTTTACCGTGCGCATGAGAAATAAATTCATAGAGAGGATGTTTATCCCAAGAAATATTTTTTTTTATAATATTCATACCTGAATTTTCTTTACAAAAAACTTTATGATCTTCATGTTCATATTTTTTTATATTTAAATATTCTGCTTTAAAGTAAGAGTGGATAGTACATATTTGATCTTGTAAATTTGTGTCCGGAATATTTTCTAGCTCTGGTAATTTGTTTACAGCTTTTACAATTTCATCAGCTGCTGTATTTGTGTGAGATAAAATTACAATTCTATCCCAAGGATATTTTTTTAAAAACTCAATGTATTTGTTTTTTAACCATTTGTGAGTTTTACCTGTGCCTGGAGGGCCTGGAATAAAACTTGGAATCTTTAAACTATTCATCTTCACCTGTACTGTCTCCTATATAGACAGACTCTCCTTCCCATATTAATTTATTGTCTTCTACTTCTTCTCCTTTTATTACCCAGGCAACACAAGATTTATTTTTGTACTTACCTTTGTCCTTTTCACCTTTTAAGATAGTTTGAACTTTTTGAACAAGATCAGGTCTTTTTAAATTTACTCTATTTTTTATTAATTCTTTTTCAAAGTTGTTTAAATCAAATTCTATTGTTCTTTTTTCTTCATTATAATAAGGTAATTTATAAACAGCCAACTGTTCCTTATCCATATAAACACCTTTCGCATCTAAATAATCTAAGAAAAACATTTTAAATCTAGAATCTTCTTCTGCTTCTTTTACATATTCTTTTGATTGTTCTCTGTTGTAAAACTTAGCCATCATTATTTCTTCAAATTCTTTTGGTGTCATTCTAGGTATCCATACTTTTGCTTGACTCATAGCAATGTCACAAAACAATTTTAAATTCATAAGTGATTCACCATCAATCCAAATCTTTTTTTTAATTGTTTTTAAACCAACTCCATCCACATTTTTTTGTGGTACATTTAAATGTACATAATATCTGTTAGCTCCATACTCTTCTATTTTTTCAATAGTGTCTTTTGATACCTGTAAAGATGCATCTTTAAATAGACCTATCCAATTAAATAAACTTGTTATATTTTTATGACTGTAACCTGTAATTTCATGAATTTTATTTATTCCAAATTTTCTAGCAGTTTTTCTGCTTGAAGTTCCTTTTTTTAATCTTTTTGCTAAGTCCTCATCATCTGCATGTTCCGCGATCCGAGATACAAAATTATCTATTTCATCGTCCGTCCAATCAGAATTCTTAACTAAAATTCCTGCAATCGCAGTACAATAATCATCTCTGGCCCCTGTACTAGGATATATAATTGCAAGTGCTGCAGACAAAGCAACTTTACCTACATCTATAGATAAGTTTCCTTGATACTCTCTTATCTCTTCAAACTTTTCCCATCTTACATTTGTTTTTGATTTACTGTGTAAAGAACCTGGAACTATAGTGTATCTTTTTTTCTCAGTTCTTAATTCACATATCATTGAACCATGTGGAAAATCTTTAAAATCTTTTTCAAATTCATCTGGTAAATTAAATTGTTTAAATGGAATCTGATTTCTGTTTGTCCAAAGATAATGACTTGTTGGATTACCTTCTCTTCCAAAAATTGCACCACAATCTTTAATATAATAAGGAAGAAATCTTTTTACAAATTCGTTATCTATATCTAAATCAACGTCGTGATCTAATCTTAATGCTATCTCTGCTGTTTCGTGATCCCTGTTCCATATATCTTTCTCTATTTTAAAATCTGGGTCGGTGTACTTTTTTACTTTAGGAGTACCCTTGAGACAGGGTATAATAACCCTTCCCAACTCTAACCAATCTATATAACTTATAGGTTCTTTATTCATTTTATATTCTTTATTAAATTAAGAGTGGGCGGTATCCACTCTCGCTTCTCCGCCCATCCTGCAGGAAATTATAAACTAAATTCTTTTTTAGCTTCTTTAGTTTCAGGTTTAGCTTCTACTTCGCCTTTGCCAACGCTGACTGCAAAGCTTTTAGCCATGTCATAAATAGATTTATCTTTGACAGGACCAACTTTAGAAACATCCCAACCAAACCAAGTTCCTTTGTCATTAGACATTTGAACAGTAGATAGTTTGTAAATGTGGCTATAAGTTGGCGGTGTAAATAAACCGTTAGCACCTTGTAGTTTTAAACCCATCATCATTGAATTCCATTTTCTACTAACTTTAAGTTGAGTAGACTTCATAGAAATTAATGCAGATTCAGGGCTATCACCCACTACAAGTACAAAATGATTAGCAGTATTTTCTAAATAGTTACCATTAGATAATCTATCTTTGTATGATTTATCTCTAGTCGTTTGACTAACGATATCACTATCTGCATCATGAATTGCAACAGGTGCACCTGTACTGGTACCTCTGTCTTGCCATTCAACATATTGTCTTTTGTAATGACACGGTACAACTTCTATTGAATCGTACAATTGATTTGTTACTGTGTTCATTATCTTGCCAGGTTTTGCGCCCTCGACATATTTACCATCTCTTTCGTTTACCTCTGGAGATAGTTGACCCAAAATTTTTAAGAATGGTAACGCAAGATCTTCTTGCGACATATTCTGGGCTCCTTGTTGTGCATCAGCTTCAAAATTTACTGTAGCTAATGCTCCTTCTTTTTTAGTTGTTACATCGTTCATGTTACTTGTTCCTTTTTATTGTTGTCTTATTCTCTGAGAATA